TTTCTTCTTTCAACTCATTTTCATGAAATTCGCTCTACATATATTCGTCGGACTATCATTTTATGGCTTTGTATACTTTTAATGTCTTTTATTTTGTATAATCAGTGTGACTCATTTATTTTCTGGTGTTTATCTATTTTATTGATTATTTATGGATTGATGCGTCAGAATGTTATGGTCCATTTAGTTAAACAATCATATATTCAAGATTTGAGGGATCGTAATACTATTAATCCATTGTTTGCTCGTGTTCGAGATGAAACCACTCGAAATGTTTGTCGAGCTGTCGCAGTCCTGGGTGCATTGTATGCTTGCGCTAAAGCTTACAGAAAATTTAGTGGTTTGAAAACCCAAGGAGCTCTCGAACCGGCGAATATGGATGAAATAATGATGCGTGATCGTCAAACAAATGTTTGGTCTCAAGTAGCACGTAGACCTTTGCCAATTACTAAGGTTTCTAAAACTGTTGCTACTTGTGTATTGGATGGAATTGTAGATAAGAATTTGGTTTATGGTACTGTAACCATTGGAAATCGCAATCTTCGTGTGAACGGGTTATTTGTGAAATCTAATTTGGTAATTTTACCTAGACATTATTTTGAAGTGGATGAACTGGATGTCACTTTTCGTAAATCCCATCCAGATGCATGTGGTGGAAAGTTTTTCTCCAAGATTTCATTGAAAACTTCTTATCATATTCCCAACACAGATCTATGCATTTGTTATGTGTCAACTGGTGGATCGTTTAGGGATTTAACAAAGCATTTTCCTTTGGCTAATATGCCTGAACATCCATTTAATCTTTTGTATCGTAATAAGGATGGAACTCTTGAACGTGCCGTTGGTATGGCAAAGCCTAGTCGTCCCTATACTTATATGGAATTTGAGGGTGGTGTTTATGAAACTCTTAGTATTAACACGTTTGATGGAATGTGTGGTGCTGTTATGATTTCAGATACAAGCGGTTCTGTCATTTCTGGCATTCATTTGGGTGGCAAAGCCGGAACACCTCGTGGTTGTTATGGTTTTGTTACTCGAGCACATATCGAAGCAGCATGCCATAAGATTAAAAAGAAAGAAGCAGTTTTGATTACTGGATCTGGGGATAAATTTGATGTGCAAGTTATGGGAGTTGATATTCTCAAAGACACACCATTACATCCTAAGAGTCCTATTAATTATTTACCTGAAGATTCTCAATTTGAATATTATGGTACATGTATTGGCGCTTCTAATGTGGAATCTCGAGTTAAGGTTACACCCATTTCCGATGCAGTTATGGACGTTTGTCGTGTTCCTAATTGTTGGGGTCCACCAGCTATGAAGCCTCAGTGGTATGGTTGGCAGTTGTGTTTGGAAAATGCAAGCCATCCAGCTAAGCCTTATGAATATGATTTGCTTGAACGTGCTGTACTCGATTACAAGAAACCTTTGGTAGATATTTTCTCGAATCCTTTATGGAATAGTGCAGCTCCATTGAGGGATGTAGATAATATTAATGGTATCTCCGGTGTGAAATTTATTGATTCAATTAAAATGGATACTTCCATTGGTTTTCCAATAGGTGGAGTAAAGAGGAACCATATCATTGAGTTAGAGCCGACTGAAGAGCATCCTTCACATCGTCGCTTCTCGGATCAGGTGATGAATGAAATTGAACGTTGTGAGGAGTTATATCGAAATGGTCAGCGTGCTTTTCTTGTCGCTAAGGCTAGTAAGAAAGATGAAATATTATCCAAAAAGAAGTGTCGAATTTTCTACGCGAATCCCATTGCGTTAACATTTTTGATTCGTAAATATTATTTACCTATACTGCGTGTATTACAGATGAATCCATTGGTTTCTGAATGTGCAGTGGGTATTAATTGTCATGGTCCTGAGTGGCAGGAGTTTCACAACCATGTTATGAAATTTGGTGATAAACGTATCTTTGGAGGCGATTATGGAAAGTATGATCAGAAAATTCC